GTCAATGTGACTTCCACCGAAAGCATTTCCGCCTCTGTTGAAGTGATAGGTTTCCTCAGGACTAAGTCCACTCCTGTCGCATTCCTTATACTCTTTTTTCACACTGGGTTTTCTCTGGTAGTTTTTAAAATTTCGTATCACAGGAATACCAAGAAACACTGTCATCTTCCACTCTTGTAACTCTGAAAGGGGTCTTGATATAGTGACGTATTTCCTCTCAAATGAAATAAGAATGGTGCGGTCAGAGTTCCAGTAAAACTCGCTGTAAACGGTCATTTCAGTTGCGAAAGCACGAGCAATTCTCAGAGGAACAACGACGTTTTCATTACAAGTATTACAGCACAACTGTTCTTGGTCCAAAAAACTTACACTTGAAGTGTTTGGATTATTTCCTTCCCCTGTCTTGAGAGTGTCGTGGCAATAGTAGCAAGTAGAACTTCCGAATGGCATTCTGTCTGTCTTGATTAAATTGTGTCAGTCGGGGAAATGCGTTCTCCAAAAACTTTTTTGCGAGTTCTCGGAAGTTCCTGAGTTGGAACATTCCAAGAATATTCTTGGAACATTCCCAGCATTCCGCAAGAACTTTCCAAGAAATTTCTGGACGCACCGCAACCACCCATTTCCGTATCTTGAAGAGATACGAATATTCCTGAGTTGGACTGAACGAGGTAAATACCTCCGACACAAATTAATCAGGAACACAAGACCGCAAGACCGCAATGGAGACTACCCTTTACATCACCAAGAATACCCAGACTGGAAAAAATGAGTTGATTACAGAGCATCTTTTCTGTAGGGACATTTGGAAAGAGATTAAATCATTTCTGTTTTATCCGATAGACATTGCCAGAGGATTGCGAAATGTCAGTCAGTTTCTTGAGTTAAATAGCAGGTTTCGTGAAGACGAATATCCCACCCTTTTTGTTTCGGAGGAGATAAGGAAAGCACTTAGAGAGGAGGCGTGGAGAGTTCCCAGAGGGACCAAAACTCTTAGTAAAGTTCTGGAGAAAACAGGCGGATATAAACATCCTTTTGACTTGGCAACAGGAGAGTGTCTATTGGAAGGACTTAATGTGGAGTTGTATAGATACTGGGAGCGAAGGGCACAGAGGACACAAAAAGAATTTTTCAGAATGGAATTTGTCGCACGAAAAAACCGCTTGACCAAGAGTTTGGCACCTTTTCATTCACCTAAAGGAGATTGGTGTTCTTACTCAGGACAAAAAATAGTCTCTCAGCGAGAATTGGAATGCTACTATTTTGGCAGGAGGGCGATGACGAGACAAGAGGCAATCATCACTATTGAGAAGGAAAGTCGTCTCCAATACATTAGCGTCGCAATGTATAAGGCATTTCTTTTTAAAAAGAAAATATCTCTGGCAGGAATGACGATTAAAGAGTTTTTGGGAAGGTTAATGAGACATTCTTCTTTAGATAAAGGGACGTTGTTTGCGATTGGAGGTATCCCTTTATCTTGGAAATTTATTGACACTCTATAATCAGGGAACTACTTTTCCCGAACGATAATAATAAAGAGTTTTCTATTAATTGATTTTGAGAGATTTGGATTAATTTAGATTTTTCGTTTGTTTTTGTATTAAAAAAATCTTGTTAGAATATATAATGGAAAGTTCCCCACTTTACGAAAAGTTAAAAGCAAAGAACATTACTGAAAGTTCTTTGAAACTTTATTTGAATAATCTCCGCCGATTGAATGGCGGAGAGTTTCCAAAAAATCTTACTTTTTTGAAAAATGTTGAAAAGGTTTTAGGAGATTTAGAAAAATACAAACCAAATACCCGACGCAGTTATTTAATCACTATTGTTACTTCACTCAAAGGCGAACCCAAGTTAAAAAAGATATACGATAATTATTACAAGCACTTAGAGGTTTATAACAAAGAAGGAGCAACCAATAATGAAAAAAGTGAGACGCAGAAAGAGAACTGGATTTCTCAAGACGAGGTTAAGGAAATATACGGCAAACTTACGGAGGAGGTAAATACCTTCAAGAATAACAAAAAGTTGTCGCCGAGTGAATACGAAAAGTTGCTTCGTTGGGTTACACTTTCTCTTTACACTACACAAAAACCCAGACGCAACTTGGATTATTTGAATGCGAAAATAGTGAATAAGTTCAGTGAAGATTTAGACAAGGAATATAATTATTTTGAGTTGCCAAGTGGCAAGTGGTTTTTTAATAACTACAAGACAAAGGGAACTTACAAGACGCAAGAAATCCAAGCATCTCCTGAAATGATTGAGGTGGTAAATACCTATCTAAAGTTTCATCCTAGCAGTAAGACACTTAAGAAAAAGTCTGGTTCTATTCATTTTTTGGTGGATAGTGATGGCAACATTTTTGAGCAAAAGAACTTTATTACTCGGTTGTTAAACAAGATTTTCGGTAAGAAAATCGGTGTATCAATGTTGCGAAATATTTATTTGACAGACAAATATTCTGACCAAATGAAAGAAATGAAATCAGATGCTACACAGATGGGGACTTCTACAAGCACTATCCAAAACCAGTATATCAAGACATCAGATGATGCGGTTGTTGTAGGTGATAAATAAGTTAAGTGGAAAAGAAATATATTCTAAATAATATATAATATAATGTCTAAAAAACAAAAAGAAGCGTTGCTTAATCATTACGAACAAGAGTTGAAAAAAATGTTTTCAGATAGCGACTTCAAACGATATTTTGGTGATGGGAAAATAGTGAAATATAGTGAATTAAAGGACTATCACAACATTAATGAACTTTTACCTAACGATAAGGACTTTAGGATAATATTAGTGGAAAGCAAATATATTCAAGGGCATTGGACTTGCGTGATGAAATACAATAACATTATTGAGTGGTTTAATAGTTACGGGACGGCACCTGAATACGATTTCAAGTTTATCCCTAATTTCACGAAACATCTTTTAGGACAAGGAGGAAATGCCCTTACCAAATTATTAAATACAAAAGGTAAAGACCAGAAACTCTATTACAATAAGAAGAAACTCCAAGTAATAGACGACAATGTAAATACCTGCGGTAGGTGGGTGACTTCTCGCATTTTAGCGATGTTGGTTGGATACGAATTGGATGACTTTATTAAGAAAGTAGAGGATAAAATGGAGGAAACAGACAAACCCAGTGATGTCTTGGTAGTGGATTGGATAAAGTAACACTATACCTTTAAGAAAGGTAAATACCTCAAAATAATAAAATACCCAAAAAAATAATCTTTTAGTATAATATAATGTCGTATCGTTCTGCCGATAATTCTGCCCTTATTGTTCCTTTAAGTTTTCCTGCTGGTGCTGTAGGGTCTATTGTAGAACCTGCTATTAATACTACTGCTGTTGCCGATAATAGTGCCCTTGCCCCCATCGTCGCCTACACACTTCCAAAGGGTCAGTGGTTAATTGAGGGCACTTTATACGTCGCTCCAGTTACTGCTGGGCAAACCCTAACTGGAAAAACAGAAATTGCCAAAGATGCTACTGTCGTTTGGCGTTCTCAAAATGCTACTGCTTCATCAGGTCATTCAGTGTCTTTAAGTGCTGTTGTATCTAGTAATGGAGCAAACGCTATAACTATTCCGATGCTTTACGATACAAGTGCGGGTTCAACTTACGGAGTAAGTGCCGCACCTCTTTCCAACGTTCAGTTTATTCGTATTGCGTAAGTTTTCTAATAATATATCAATAGAGAATTATTTAAATGCTTTTTTAGATTTCTGTATTAAAGAAATCTAAAAATACTTATATATAAATGGTATTATATCCAAATGATTATAAAATCGGCACTTCGGAAGAGACAAACTTGCTTCCGTGTATAAGGAGTTTTTTCAATAAGGACATCAAGAAAAGTGAAAATCCAACATCAAAGCACGATTATAGTGATGGTGTGAATAATTACGAGTTAAAGAGCAGAAAAAATGGTTATAATAAATATCCAACAACGTATATACAGGCAGACAAGTTAGTAGGAACTGAACCTCTTTACTTGATTTTTAATTTCACTGACAGTGTTTATTATATTTTGTATAACGAGGAAAAGTTCAAAAACTATTCAAGAAGTGTGGTAAGTAGGTTGGGATACGATAAAATACAAAATGTGGATATACCAATAGGTGATTTAACTTTTATTTGTGAGCGTGAGAATGCTTATAGTAAACAAGTAGGGTGTTGTTTAATAAAACACTTGGTAAAGAAATAAGTTCTCTGTTAATATATTAATAGAAAACTTATAGTTCAGGAGTGATGTCAGGGTTGATGCCTTTTTGCTTACAGATGTGTCCGATGGTGAACCCGTGTAGCAAGACCTCTCGGTTGATTTCAAAATCAACATTAGCACCTTGTTTAGATGCGTATTTTCTGTTGCGTAGTCCTGTGCGGTGTTTGAGAGTATTTTTGATGTGATTTGCCTCCTCGTCTTTGTGAATGTAGTCTCCACAACTACAGAGTAGGTAATTAGGGTGTTTTGCTTTTTGTGCTTGAGTAAGACGCTTTTTATTAATGGTGGGTCTGTTTCTGACGTAGCGTTGGTAATATACGTTTTCAATAATAATCTGCTGAACTTGTTGGAGGCGACCCAAGTTAATATTCATTTCTTTAAACTTATCAGCGAACTCCAAGTATTTACCCTCAGGGATGTTAAGTGCCTCAATCATCTCAAAGACCTCAATCATCAAGGTCATTATTTCATCTTTTGGTTTAAGTTCCATTCTCTATTAATATACAATTGAGAAAAGTCTTTAATATTATTTTCATTTCAATTTTTTTTTGAGGGGGTAAATACCCTCTTTAAGTTGTTTTAATATAGTATATACACTAAAAAAGTTCTCTGTTAATATATTAATAGAGTGGGACAAAATGGGACAAATGGGACAAAGGGACAGTGTTCCCAAAAGTTTCTATACGAACCAACAGGTTCGGTTGTATCTGATGGTTTCTATAGAAACTTTTGGATAAGGGTGCCCAATTGTCCCTTTGTCCCAAATCTCTCAAAAGCAATTAATAGAAAAGTTTCTTTATTATTATTTCAACAACAACAAACAAACATTACAATCACACTCCATCTTGTTCGCTCTCCTTCTTGTCGCTCTCTTCCTCGTTGTCCTCTTGTTCCATCTTGTCGTAGCATTCTTCGGAACAATAACAAATGCCTTTCTCCTCGTCGTAATGGTGTGGGTCTGTTAAATCAAACTCTTTGTGACAATATTCACACATTCGTTCAGTAAAATCGTCTTGCTCCTCTTGCTCCTTGTCGTTCTCTTCTTCTTCCTCGTTGTCGTCGTCGTCAATACCCCAATCACTAGCATTTTCAATTTCAACATCATTACAACTGGGATATTTGTAATCAAAACTGTGTATCCAACCCTCACTTTCAATTTCAAGTTCCGTCCCATCTACTTTATAAATGTGTAAAACATTATATTTAACTCCCCAATTTTTAACCTGTGTTTTGTCCTCCAAGTCCAATCCCTTTGGGATTTTAAAGGCATCATTAATACGATAATTAACAATCACTACCTTAGACATTCTTGCGTTCCTGATTAATTTGTGTCAAGGTCTTTACCTTGAATAAAGCAAATCAATTTTTTTTTGCGAGTTCTCAAAAGTTCCTGAGTTGGAACATTCTAAAAATATTCTTAGAAAGTTCTTACGAAAAAAAAAGTTCTCTATTAATATATATTGAGAGATTTGGGACAAAGGGACAAAAGGACATCCTTATCCAAAAGTTTCTATAGGAACCAACAGATACAACCGAACCTGTTAACTCCTATAGAAACTTTTGGGAACACTGCCCATTTGTCCCATTTGTCCCATTTTGTCCCAATCTCTATTAATATATATTGAGAGATTAGATATCAACAACATTCTCCTTTTTCTTTACAGATAACCCTTTCAACCCTCTTACAGGACCACTTTTATAATCCACACACCCCCTCGCTTTCAATTCGTTTTTAAACTTTTGAAAGTTGAACCCCAAATCACAATTATCATTATACACTTTCAAAGTATCATTCGGTATCTTATCATCGCCACCAAACAGAAACATCTCATTCAACACTTGATTAACATCTTGACCACTCTCTTTAATGTCCGCATCATTACTCGGTTCCAACTTATTATCACAATAATAATCTGCTATTAACATTATCAACGCATCACCCCAAGTGGATTGCTTACACTTATTTTTTATATCATCATCACATTTCAAATATATCTCCATCTCTTTCATTATAGATGTTTGTTCCTCCACATTCTCAATTGTAGAACACATCATTATCAACTCAAGACGTCTATTATTAATGAACTCCTCACTTTTGAACTGCTTACCTGAATTAATCTGAATACACGTCTGAAACACATCAGCAGGTTCTACTCTCGGAATATCATTCGCAAACAGAAACAACTTGCCACCAACCACAAAATCAATCTCGTCTTGATAATTCTTTCTTGCCTTTTGCTCGTCTCCACCTGAATTAATGCTCTTGATAGTTGTTCCATTAATCTTTTTCGCATCTTTGTTGCTCTTGTCCTTTTCTAACTCTTGAACCATTATTATTCTAGGATATTGTAGGTCAATCAACCAACTCTGATTTTTCGTATCACTACTCATTTGCCGATGATATAACAGACAACTTGACGGCAAGTTCGTAAAATAATTTTCAAGAGCAGTCTTGAGTGCCTCCGCAATCACACCCTTACCACAATTACGAGAACCTAACCAAAGCAACCAATCCTTATCTTGAAAGTGTCCTGCCATCGCTCTTGAAAGCGACTTTAACATCGTTAATGATTGGTCGCTCAATATCTTATCAAATAAAGTCTCCTTGATTGTCTCCTTGATACTTGTAAGGTCATCTTTTGAACCATCACGTGATTTTGTAGAGGTAAATACCTTTTCAAATACTCTATTAATTATCATCGTAGAATATACCTTATTCTTTTCCTCCTTGAAATAAGGGTCATTCCACTTACGAAATACTTTATCCTTAATAAAGAATATACCATCCTCAAAGCACAACTTTCCAGTTGTCGTTGTGTGAAACAGATGATATAAATGGTCTTGCGGATGTTGAATTGCCTTGTTTTTGACAACATCAATTAATCTTGACGCAATAGACGCACTTTGAGCGTAACACTTTATATTGCCTTTTTCTGTAGTAGTCCTAATCTCACTTGCTAACACAAAATCCATCAAGAAAGCATCTACGTCCTTTGGAATATTCGTCCAAACATTATTAATACGTAAATACAATTGCCTCCTAATATACAAAAGGTCATCTTTAATTCTACCGTAAAGAATGTTAGACGCAGTCTCATCATCTCCATTATCAATTAATATTTGAGGGTCATCCTGATACTCAATATCAATACTATCCAATTCATCACTATAATTCAAACAATCAAATGGTTTGACTTTTAACTGAATATTAAATCCCAACTTGTCAAGAACATCCGTCTCAACTTGTCTGATTATCTTATTCAAGAAAGACACATCAATATTCTTTTTATTTCGTGGTATCATTATACCATCAAAAGCAAGAACACATCCTTTTTTAACAATTTGCTTTAACCTACAGAGCGTAGAATAGATGGTTTCTAAGATGCGTCGTTCCCACTCTTGAAAGAACCAAGATGTAATAGACCCATTTACATTATTTTTGTGCTCTTTATCCGCCCACACAACTAATTCAGGGTTGCTCTCTTTAATAATTTCGGCAATCTTGTCAAACTCTTTTTTCATCTCTGTAATAAAAGATGGTGGTTCTAATTCGGGCATTCCGTTATCCTTACACCAAGTAGAATAATCACCGAAATAAAGAATGCGGATAAAGAGTTCTTTGATAATGTCGTAATCACTTGTTTTTTTATAATCTAATCCGTTAAAATAACCCTCAACTTTAAAGTGGTCTCCTATTTGTCGCAAGTAATATTCTCTGTTGTATACGTAATTGTGTAGATTAGGGTATCTGATTTCCGTCTTGTTGAATATTTCATCGGCAATTCTAAAATGAGCATTGATAATATCAATGTCCCAGTATTTACCAGCACAAAGATGATGTCTCAATTCCCGTCGCAGACAACCTAACGAAAGACTGCCTACTGGATACACTCTGCCGATAGACTTATTCACATTATAATTATAAGATACCTCAATACAATCTTTCAAATAATTATCGGTGTGATGATAAATGACAGATAAGATGCTACTACAAACAGGAACTTTGCTCTTGATGTCATTTTCAACTTGTTTTGCTACTCTTGTAGAACGACATCCTTTTTTGAGTAGTTCTGTCATTTGTCCTAATTCATTTTCAAACCAAAAGGTCTCTCCACGATTATTGACCTTTGTAACTGTTCTGAGTATATTCTTTGATACAATCATTTTTATTAGCATTTTCCAGTCAATAGTTTCCTTGAACTTGACGGCAGTAAGGTCGCTTGGTATAAGATTAAGATTAATTCTCTCGTCCATTCTCTCTATTGTATATTAATAGAAAATAGTCTTTAAATTCTAATTCAATTATTTTTTAAACAAGAAATCCAATATTTTTAGATTTCTTATTTACACGTAAACGTAGAGGATTTCAGGCAAACTCTTTAATCGGCAAGACGGGTTTAGGGTTCAGTTCCCTATAGCGTTGCTTTTTCTTATCCTTGTATTCCTTGTATTTATCTGGGTCCTCCTTAATCTTTTGAAAGTAGTTCTTAGAGTAATTACCCAATTCTTCTCGGTGCGTCTCATTATATTTCTTAACTCGCTCCAAATGTTTTTGGTAAAAAGCAAGTGCTCTTTCTGCGTCCATTCTCTCTATTGTATATTATTAGAAAATAGTCTTTATATTCTTTTTTATAATCTATCGCTTTCTTGCCTGTCTATTTTTGTTTCACCTTTTAATTCCAATTCATTTCGTTCTGCTTGGACTTCTGCTTCTGTATCTCGCTTTATTTTCATTAGACCGAAACAGAGACTAACATCGCTACACTTGCTCTTAAAACTATATCTTATAAGAACACCTAAAACCCCAACAAAAAGAGTTCCTAATCCGTATATTAGTGTATTATCTACCGCCATTATATATACCTTTAGAAAATAACCCAAATGGGGTTCGCTGATTATCTTGTTCTGTTTTCATCAGGTGTTACAAGAACATTTAATGGTTGACAGTTAGTTTGAACTAAACAATAATCAAATGCTATTCGCCTTGATGATGTAGCGTTTGGTTGTCCGTTGTGAAAATATATTCTACCCATCAACTCATTTGTCAATCCTGACCCAGTATCATTAATAGTAAAGGTAGATGTAGTAAAAACAGCACCATCAGTTAAGTTTGTAAATACACCTCTATAAGTTGTAGATGATAAAAACTCAATTGTCGCTCTACACCACTTATTCGTTAAACCTCCTGTTAAATTAGTGCCTGTTAGAGTTGCTCTAACAGTTGTCCCTTCCATTAACTGCCAATCAGGAATAGTAGCAGTGGCGGAGTTTAGACGCCATTGAATACCTACTTGTGTATCATTTGCGTTTAAACCTCCTGTAGCAAAACCGAAACCCTGTCTAATTTCACCAACATTAATTCCAGACAACGCACTCAAAGAACCATTACCAAGAGGTATAAATCCAAATTGAATACTTTTTATATTACTAGCGGTAAATGAACCTACTGATTGTTGAGCGTAAGTGTCGTCTGCCCCCAATCCACCATCGGTAAATAATTGTAACACTCCTAATCGCTTCACTCCAACACTCCTAATCGCTGAGGCGTAAGTTCCGCTAAATATTGCTAATCTACTAGAAGCATTTGTATAATCCCAAAAAAAAGGTCCGCTTTCACTTAAAGCAGTAAAATCGTCAAAATAAAACGGATTTCCAACATTCCAGTAATTATAGACCAATTCGCCAGTTTGATTAATAGCAAGTCTTGTAATATTATTAGTATTCATTACAATATTATTAAGATTTCCGTCGCAATTTATAGAAGTAGTAGGTGTCGCCGTTATACCACCAGCACCTACTGATACAGAAGTTGGTGATATTCTAACCGCTGAATTAGTCGTTGAACTAGTAGTTAATGTAAAAGTTGTAGTTGAGATAGTGCCTCCTGTTCCTACTGCTACTGCGTCGTTTAATTGAACCGCAGGATTATACTGACCAACAGTAGATTTACCAACTGCCTCAAAACCTCCTGTTGTTGCTCCACCGTCACTAATTGCTCTCAATCCAACATTGCCGACTGGTCCTCTTACGAAAACTTGACCCCCCTGTCCTGAGAAATTGAGACCAAGTGACAATTGAGGACCTTGTCCTGTTTGCGGGTTAAAAAATAAAGGTCCTGTTGTATCGTCTATAAATAATGGTTTATTCCCAGTTCCGCTTAACTTAACAAAAGGAATATAATAAGTTCCTGCTGAATTGTCGCTCGTAACCAAAACATTATTCGCATTAGTTGCTGTTGATGTTGTGCCTGTTACATTACCAACAAAATTAGTAGCGGTAAGGGTGGAAGTAGAAGGGTCGTAAGTTAAAGGTCCTGATGTATCGTCTATAAATGCTAATTTATTCCCAGTTCCGCTTGTCTTTACAAAAGGCAAATAATAAGTTCCTGCTGAATTGTCAGGCGTTATTAAAATTCTTTCCGCATTAGTGCTGTTGGTTGCCGAGGTTGCCGTTCCGTTAATATTAGGAACATTTAAAGTGTTAGTAAATGGATTGTAAGTAATATTAAATTCCTCATCTATTTTAAGTTTTTGGTATCCATCGTTTGATACAAAAGGAATGTTAAAATTACCATTAGTAATAGAAGTTTCAATTTCAGTTGTATTACTTTGAGTTGCTGTTCCGTTAAAGATTGATGCGGTTAATGTAGAGGAAACAGGGTTATAAGTTAATGGTCCTGTTAAACTATCTATTGATAATGCCCTTGTTCCTGCTCCTGTTGGTGCGAATGGAATAAAGAAATTAGCATTAGTAGTATTATTTTCTGTAAGACCAATACTAGACGCCGAAGTTGCTAATCCATTAAAACTAGTAGCGGTAATAGTATTACCATTTGTAATGTTATTGTTATTCAAGTTAATTGAAAAAGCACCAGCACTATTACCTACTGCTAATACTTGTTCCAAGTTTTGATTAGCACTTACAGTAATAAATAAAATATCATCATTATTAGAAAATGAATGCGTAGAAACTATTAATGTAACACCAAAAGTAATATATTGATTTATAACTTGAGTGACGCTTGAAATCTGCCATTTTTGATACAAAGAACCTGTGCTTTGGTCTTGAATAAGAATAATACTACCAATTGGTAAAGCACTTAATAATACTTGTATATCATCCCCATCGCTGTCTTGATGGGAAACGAATAGTTGAGTTGCTGATGCTTGAGTAACATTATTCCATTCAATTTGTCCGTTTGCGAGAGGAGGTGCTTGTGAATTAGTGTGTGCTGTAAATGGAAAAACAGTAGATGAGGGAGTGTTTGGAAGTCCAGATGATAAAATGCTTTCAAGATAAGAAACACGCCAATTAAGATTAAAGTTTGAAGTATAACTCATTTGTATATAATAAAGAAAGATTTTATTTCTTGATGTATTACTTATTAATGGAAGAAAGCAAAAACAAATCTTTTTCGCTCACGACTACTTTTGGGTAGGTTTTCAAGACAGTAACCCAACGTGACGGGAGACGCTTAATGTGTTCTATTTCCTTTTTGTCAAGTCCTAAATAACTATCGCAAAGGTATTTTAATGTGCGTCCTCCAGCGGTATTAGGAAAAAATGTGATGGAATGTGCTTCGTTCAAAACACGTTTAGTGTCATTACCAGCACAAGCAAGATGTGAAGTATAAATACAGTAAGTGTTCGTGTGTCGTCCTGTTTCAAGAACCATTCCTAAAATGGTATTTACTTTGTTTCGTAGTTTTTTGTCTGGTATAACATCAGTGTCATCAAAAATCACCAAGCAGTCTTTGAAATCATTAATGTCAAAGTCTTCTTCTAAAAACTCGGCAGATTTCAGTTTAATTCGTTTGAGACCTTTAATGGCATCAATACTGCTGTCATCGCCGATAGATGAGAATAGGTAAATAGGTCTTTTGGGAAATATTTTGGTGAACTCGTTACAATATTTTCTGGTAAAGTAGGATTTTCCAGACCCGCTGGAACCAGTAACGTAATGTATTTGTCTTTCGGTTTCAGGATTAGGTATAAGTTGAAATTGTTGGTCCTCTTTGTCTTGTAGTGAAAGTTCGGTAAAAGGTTTGGAAACTCCAGATTTTTTGTCGCTGACACAAACAATAGGGCATTGATTTTGTTTGCGTGTTTTTTTGTCGTCATTGTTGGCACCAACATTAGTGATAATGGCAATAGGTGTGCCTTCATTTTCAAAATTAATAGACATTATAATAGTTTTAGATTTTATTTTTTCCTAAATAAACCAAGAGGTTCCAGTTGTTTCTCAAGATAGATTAATAGAGATTGGGACAAAGGGACAAAAGGACACCCTTATACAAAAGTTTCTATAGGAACCATCAGATACCTCCGAACCTGTTAATCTCTATAGAAACTTTTGGGAACACTGTCCTTTTGTCCCATTTGTCCCAATCTCTCAAAAGCAATTAATAGAAAAGGTTCTTTATTATTATCTTATCTTGTCAAAGTTATTCATCATCGCTGTCATTAGGTTCATCTTCAAGGAACCAGAGGCAGTTGTCGCATCTATCAGCATCTGGGTCAATATAATGCCAATCACATTCAGGGCAAGTCTGCCATCCGTAGCACTCGTAGCACAGGCGGTCCTCGTGGTCATCTTCAAATCTGTCTCCGCAATATTCACAGCACACCATTCCATCATCGCTGTCATCATCGCTTTCAGCATCGCTCAGGGGTTCAGCAGGTTCAGCATTTAGCAGAGCAAATAGGTCAGCAATTGTCCTAA